AATACCTTGGAGGTAGTTTATTTAAGTCACAAAATGGTACAATTTGGACACCAAGTCAATATGAAGATCTATGCTTTAAATTACGTAAAGCATCGTTTGTTGAATCAGGAACAGCAACTTTCTTCAATACACCAATTGAAGCTGGTAATCTAAATGCTCAATTACTACCAAGTAATCCTCTTAGATCGTTACCACGTAAATTAAAAGTACCTGTAGCTGTCGCTAAAACACTCACACCGATAGGTAGAAAGGTTAGCACAGGTTTAACTACAGATGATGAAGATAAAAGCATTACAGGTATCGTAGAGGCACATGGTGCTGCTGTAACAACCTTTGAGATTGTAAGTGGTGGATCTGGATATTCCTTTAGTCCAGACGGAAATGGTATTAAATTAAAGAGTCTTACTGGTTCTGGTGAAAATGTACAAGCAAACTTAACCGTATCTGGAGGAGTTATCACAGGTGCCTCTGTAACTGGTGGTAACGCTGGTGAAGGTTATCAAGTTGGTGATGTTTTAGAAATTATCACTGATACTGCACAAAATGTAAAATATGTAAAGGGTGGAGGATTTAAGGTTGCAGTAAAAGCAACAGGTGCAACAACAACTCACTTGTATCTAACTAATGTTCAAGGAGAGACTTTTGTAAGTGGTGATCCTTTAATACATTATGGTGCAAATAACGATACTCGTACTGCTGCTGGAGTTAATATTGGTTCTGGTACAGTGGTAAATGGTTCATTATTCACTGGTGATGTCTTTGAGGTAACTCAATATAACCATGCACATCATGGGGTTAATAATAAGATTGCTATTAAAAATGTAAAACCAGATACATTAAAAGTACAAACAACAAATGATTTAACTGCTGAAACAACAGTTGTTGATATTCCAAATGTTAAACCATTTACGACATTTAACGGTATAACAACAACTACAGGTGAAGCGTTGATTGGTGGTGAGATTGTATCTTATACAGTTGGTACTGGACAATTAACATTAACTAGAGGTAGATTTGATACCACAGCGACAACACATATTGCAGGTTCTGATATCCAGACATATGAAGCAGGTGGTATTTCATTGGTTGGTATTAATACTACTCATGATATTTCAACTCTTGATGATAATTTTGATAATTATTATCTTAAAGTTGATGTCGGTGCAATAGATCCTCAAAGAACTGGAAAAGCATTATTATGTTTCACCGATGAAAAGGCATTTGGTGGTGTTAATGTTAAAGCATCACAGAATCATCAGTTTAGTTCATTCTCACCACAAATAAATGCATTGACACCTGGTAGAACCAGAATGGGTGCAAGTGTAAGAACTGTAAGTGGTACGAGTGCAGGTGGTGATGAGGTATCATTTATAAATCAAGGTTTTGAACCTACAACATTAAATGAAACTACATTCTTCCCAACTCCAAGACTAATTGCATCAAAAGTAAATGAGCAAGCAAGACTTACTACTTTACCTAAGAATAAATCTCTTACATTAAATGTAAGCATGTCAACTTCGGATTCTAATTTATCTCCAATACTAGACACAAAAAATGCAACATTTATTCTTGGACGCAATAAAATCAATAGTCCAATTGGTTTAGAAAATTATGCAAGTGATTCTCGTTCTAATCAATTATCCGAAGATCCTCATGGTTCAATATTTGTATCAAGAAGAGTTATCTTAGATAATCCAGCAACATCACTTAAAGTGTTAGTTGCTGCGAGTGTTCAACCAGAGGCAGACTTTAGAGTATACTATCGTCTATTCAGTTTTGATTCAAGTGAAGTATCACAAACATACAGAGCGTTTCCTGGTTATAAAAACTTGTTGGATACAACTGGTGATGGTTTTGGTAATGATATTGTTGATGTGGGTCAAAATGATGGTAGACCAGATGGATTTGTATCTCCAAGTAGATTCAATCAATTCAAGGAATATCAATTTACTGTTGATAATTTAGATGAGTTCAATGGATTTACAATTAAGATTGTGATGCTTTCATCTAATGAATCAACACCTGTTCGTCTGAAAGATTTCAGAGCAATTGCACTCGCATAATGAAACAGTTCGACCAATTTAGAAAGGATATAGATGAGGCAGCTGCAGCAGTAGCTGCCATACCTAAAATTGCAAAATTAGCAAAATTCGCTGTACCTGCAGCTATGACTCTGGTGGGTGGAGTTGGTACTTATCTACAATCAAGAGGTAATGGTGAGAGTAACTTTGAGAATTTGAGAAAGCAACAACAGGCAGGGGAGGGAGAGAAATTAAAGAAAAAATCAGAGGAAGATGCTAAAAAACCAAGCACAAGAGAAAAAATAAAGAATGCATTAGTTGATGCAGGTCTTAATTATAGAAAAGGTTTAAGTGCTGGTCTAGATGTTGAAAAAACAAGTTCAACAGGACCAATTGGTTCTGCTTCAGATGAATTCAGAGAGAAAGAAGGAGGTAAGAGTCCAGCACAAATTGTTAGAGAATTAATTAAAAAACAGAAAAGTGCATATAAAGAAAAACAAATAAAAAATAAAAGAATTAACAAAGATCTAGACATAAAATGAGTAAAATGATCCCAGTAGAAGGTCACAAGAACCTTTTTCGTGATGAAAATTCAGGAGCGATAATAAATCGTGATAAAAATGCATATAATGATTATATGGATCAAAAAAGAAGAAATACCGACAAACAAGTTGAATTAGACGAAATGAAAAAAGAAATAGAAGAGTTAAAAACTATGTTAAATTCTCTTGCCTCAAAGATAACGTCTTAGTAAATATAAATACTTTCAGATCTGAATTGCTTATCTAGATGGCAGATATAAAAGTCAGAGTAGGACAACAGAATGCCACGAAGGTGATTTCATCTCTGGCAGGTGCCCAAACTCTATCATTAACAGAATTAAGTGATGTGAATGTTCCAGGAACTCTCCAAAATGGGATGGTTCTTGTTTTTAATGGTGTTACGAAAAAATTTGATTGCACATTAGAATTAACGCCAGGTGCGACACAGAATTTAGACATCAACGGAGGAAATTTCTGAAATGGCTAGTATAATTAGAATCAAACGATCATCGGGTACAGCCAAACCCGCTAGTTTGAATTGGGGTGAAATGGCGTATGTTACTGGTATCGGTAGCTTCGGTGGAACACTTCAGTATAAAGATAGAATATTCTTAGGGGATGATGGAAGTAATGTAAACCCAGTAGCGGGTCATTTCTACACCTCGATGATGGAACATGCAGCAGGAACTCTTGCAGGTGTGACCAATACAAGAAATAGTGATGGTGGTATAGTAGCAATTCTTGATAGTGATCGAAAAATAGATTTATGGAATGTAGATAATTTAAGATTAGACGGTAATGAATTTTCCTCACAAAATACTGATGGCGATATTGTTGTAAATCCGAACGGATCTGGTGATGTTGTAATACCAGATGATACCAAACTTGGTTTTGGTGGAGGTGCAGATGGCACAGCTGCGATTGATGCATTTATTCGCTATGACGAAGCAGGTATTGATAAACTTGAAGTTGGTGGAAGTCGTGTGAGATTTTCAAATGATACTCAAGCAAATACAACAACTGATGGTTCTGTATCATTTGATGGTGGTGTCGGTATTGCGAAGAACCTGATCATTGGTGGTGAAATGAGAGCACCAGGTGGTGGTCGATTCGATAGTATATTAATTAAAGATAATGTAATTTCATCAATAGCAGGTTCTGATAATACAATCTTCATTGACCCATTCCCAGATGGTTTAAGTAACGAAGGTGACGTTATTATTAAAGGTAACTTACAAGTTGATGGTACAACTACAACAGTTAACTCTACACAATCAACTGTTAATGACCCAATCATGATGGTTGGTGAAGTTACGAGTTCTAGGACTGTAATGAAAACTGTTGCCTCTGGAGTTTCTACTGCAATTTTAGATGATGTTCAGGGTATTGCTCAAAATGATTTAGTTCAAGGCACAGGATTACCTAATAGCGGTTTGACAACTGTTACTTCGATTAATACTGGTGCGAAGATGATTACCTTCACAGGTACTACAACTGCTGGTATATCAACAGGTTCACAGTTTACAATCACTCATGCAACTGACACCAACACAGACCGTGGTTTAAGTTTCAAGTATAATACTGGTATTGGAACTGCAAATACAGATACAGGTTTCTTTGGATTAGATGATAGTTCAATTGCTTCAAGCACTGCTGGAACAGGTAATCATGGTACACATGGAGATAATAGTCGTAGATGGACATATGTTCCAGATGCTGCGATAACTGCCAGTGTTGTATCTGGTACAAAAGGATTTTTAGATATTAAAGGTATCTATTATCAATCAGGTGACTTCAATTCAGGTGGTGTTGTTTGGTTTGATAGTGAGGGTCTACAGCAATCAACAAATGCTCCTGCATCTCCTACTATTACTTCTAAACAGGTATTAACTGCGATTACAAAAGTTGTACTAACAATGCCTGGTAACGTCACACTCGTACAAGGTGATATTATTAAACAAGATAGTACAAATGCTTTTGGTGTGGTTGAGAGTGCAGTTAATGCAGGAACATCTGTACCACTTGTCGGTGTAGAGGGAACATTTAATAACTCTAATACATTGATAAGAGAGGGTCAGAGTGGTGGAACTGCAAACCTCGCAGCACCATCTAGTGTAGCAACTACATATGTTAATAAACCACACTGGACATCGACCCTAGACGGAGGAACTTTCTAAATGCAACAAAACAGTGAAGTGGACGTAAACATACTCGTCAACTTATATAATTCTAAATTAGCATCAGCATTAAATCAAAACGTTCTGTTAGAGGCAAAATTACAGACTCTTAAAAATGATTTTGAAAAAGAAAAACAAGAACTTCTAGAAGAAATCGCAAACTTAAAGAATGAATAATGGCTAAACCAAACAGTAGAGGACAATTAATAAATTTCGGTTTGCGTAAACTGGGTTATCCTGTTTTAGAGATTAATCTTGATACAGATCAAATTCATGATGCCCTTGATGATGCACTTCAATTTTATCAAGAGAGACATTATAATGGCATAGAGAGAATGTTTCTTAAGTATAAAATTACACAAGAAGATCTTGATAGGGGAGGGGCACAGGGTACTGATGGTGTTGGTATAGTTACAACAACAGGTATACAAACTAACTCTGCAACGAGTGTAACAAGTAATTTTTATGAAACATCTAACTTTTTAGCAGTACCAGATCATGTTATAGGAGTTAATCGTATTTTTAAGTTTGATACGAGTTCTATTTCTGGTGGAATGTTTAGTATTAAATATCAATTATTCTTAAATGATTTATATTACTTTAATTCTGTTAATCTTTTACAATATGCGATGACAAAAACATATCTAGAGGATATAGATCATTTACTTACAACGGAAAAACAAATAAGATTTAATCAGAGACAAGATAGATTATATTTGGACATAGATTGGGGAGCACAACAATTAGGTGAGTTTATAGTTATAGATTGTTTTCGAGCCTTAGATCCAGAAGAATATAAACAAATATATAATGATCCCTTTGTAAAAAGATATTTTGTTGCATTAATGAAAAAACAATGGGGTATGAATTTAATTAAATTTAGAGGAACTAAATTACCAGGTGGTATTGAATTGAATGGAAGAGAAATATATGATGATGGAGAACGAGAATTACAGGCATTGAGAGATAGAATGGCAATGGATTATGAAATGCCTCCTCTTGATTTTATTGGGTGATGTATCATGGCATTAAATCCACACTTTCTACAAGGATCACGAGGTGAACAAAGATTAGTTCAAAGTTTAATAAATGAACATCTAAAAATTTACGGTCAAGAAGTAACATATATTCCTAGAAAATTTGTTAATAAATCAACAATTATTGAAGAAGTAACAGCATCTAAATTTGATGATAATTTTTCTGTTGAAATGTATGTCAATTCATATGATGGATACTCTGGTGCAGGTGATGTTCTCACTAAATTTGGAATGAGTTTAA